ATGCAGGAGGCTATCCCTGCATGACCGGCCTCTGCCGGTTTCGACTCTTTTAAACGGTGTTTAAAAAGTCTTTAAAATCATCCATGTTTCCGCCCAGTTCCTGGATCAGCGGAATGATAAACTTCTTTCCTGATGGCTTCCCTGTGATAGCCTCGCTGATCCTGGCCTGGTGTGTTCCCATTCCTGCGGCCAGTTCTCTCTGGCTGATGCCTCTTTCCAGCATCCTGGTTTTTGTCCATAAGGCAAACTCAGCGAAATTTCGCACTTTTCTGTTCTTCATTCTGCCTGCCCTCCTAACGTATTCCGTTATAAAATTCTGTATCAGCGATACAAAATAACCTATTCCGTTATCGGATTCTGTGCTATAATCGGTCTTGTATGATTGATACATTATTATAATAATCCTCATTTGAGTATTTGTCAATTAAAATTGAGGATTTTATATATTCATGTGAGGATTATTGGAGGGGCTATGACTATAAATGAGCGCTTTTTTAAATTATTAGATGAGAAAAAGGTTTCCCAGAAAGATTTTTGCGAAGCAACGGGCATTCCGAAGCAAACCGTCAGCGGTTGGAAAAATAGAAAAACTGATCCGCCAGCATCGCTGATTCCTACTATCGCAGCATACTTTGGGATCACATCTGACTTTTTGCTTACCGGGAAAGATGAATGCAATCAGGCAGATCTTGAACTTAATGACACATCTCCTCAGCAACTCCTGAAATACTTTTCTTCACTTTCTGAAGTGGAAAAAAATATTGTTCTGGGAAAAGCTGCTGAATTTTATCTGAAATCTTTGTCCGAGGATTGATAGTCCTCATTTGAGTATCATTGAC